CTGAGTTCTCGATAATGCCCTGCGCAACGGCCAGGCTTACACCTGGGAACTGCTCAGGAAGCATCGCCATCAGCTGCGTAAGCTGCACGCTCTGCAGTTCACGAGCAATGATGCCCATAGTCGCACGAGCGCGGAACTTGTAGTCACGCGGGTAGCGTTCTGGGTCGAACTGCATGTAGCGCCACACGGCCTTCTCGACCATAGGCACGACGAGATTGCGGTCTACGTTTGCGATAGCGCGCTTCGCACGCTTCACGTAGGCACCCATCATCATGCTGTTCGACGACGCGCCGTTGGCCCCCGACTGGCTCTGGCTGTTAAGCGCAGACGCGGTGTCGAAGGCACCAGTGCCCATCTGCACCATGCGTTCCATTTCCTGCGCCTGGTTGAAGGTCGCAGGGTTCAGGTCGCCCAGTGTGATAGGCTGCAGCACTTCGCTAGGGTTGCCCTGCGTCAGCCAGACCTTGCCCGGCTTGACTTCGAGCTTGAAGCCACGCGGCACACGGCCGCTGTCGACGCCAAGCATAGGCGAGCTAATAAAGCCCAGCGCGTCGATACGCGCACGGATTTCGGCGTCAAGCGCCTTCTGCGGGTTGTAGCCCTTTTCGGCCACACCGCGACCCCAGAAGCGGCCAGGAACCTTCTCGAACTGGAACGCGATGATAGAGCGGTCCGTCATCACGAACGGGTTGACCATGGCGCGTAGCAGCACGGTACCGTTAGCGATAGTCACGATGGCCTCGACTAGCGCTCCGTTAGCCCCTGTGTCAGGTTCTGCGGCCAGCACGTCATCCAGCGCGGTCGTCTTTTCCATCACCGCCGTAAGCATGCGAAGAGGGACCTTGCCGTGGTACTCCACGATGTCCACCAACTCAGAGGCTTCCGGAGTCGTTGACGACTGCGGGTCCTGGCGGTCAATGTCCGGGTTGTCCGGGCGCTTCACTCCAGAGATAGTGTCTAGCGCGTCCTTGCGGTACGTGCCCTGCTCGATGCGCTCCAGCACTACGTGCTTAGGGCGGCTCACTCGGTGAGCGCAGCCCAGCATTTCCGCAATGGTACGGCCGGCAGGGTCAGGGATGAACTCGTCAGGACGGATGGACTCTACGGCCACGACTACCTGATCGCGTTCCTTCGCGGCGGCAGAGCCAGTGCGTTCGTCTCGGTACAGCGACTTGGCCTTTGTGACCGTCGTGTTGATCTTGACGATGCCCGTGCCGAAGATGGCAGCGTTCAGCACGGCTTCCGAGCAGGCGTCCTTAACGCCCGCGCAGTCGAAGTCTTCCAGAAGCTGGTCGCGCACGATGAGCGCGTCGACCTTGTCTTCGTCCTTGATGTCGTCCGTGATGTCCAGCCAGACGTCGCGAGAGAACAGACCTTCGTCGATTTCCGACACGGTCATTTCGATGGCCTGCGACAGCGCCGGAGCAATCAGGCGCGAGCGCTCAGACAGCCGGTTACGATCCTCGTCTGCCCACTGTCCGCGCCACATGCGCCAGTATTCCGCCCACTTGGCCTGGTAGCCCTGGTTACGGTGCTGCTCCCACTTGCGCGTGCGGTCAGCTACCCACGACACGAGTTCAGCACCGGGCTGCACCATGCGCGCCTTCTGCGCGCTGGCGCTATCCGGGTCATCGACCAGAATGCTGTTACCCTGTGTGTAAGCAAGACTCATTCGTTAGTATCCAGATTCCAGGTCAAGCGGTTGCCATTCGGTGATTTCGCTCTCGTCCATGTACGAGACGGTAGCCATTTGGTCTGTGTACGCCAAAGCGTCAAGACCGTCGTCGTGAGCAAGCGGGTCTGGAAAGTCCGCAGCCTGATCCAGGAACCAGCTGTTCCAGTCGCCCTTTACCAGCCGGATGCGCTGGCGTTCGGCGCGACCTTGCAGCGCCCAGGCTATACGATCAGTCTTCTTCTGCTGATTGTGCATCAGCGGCTCGACGTTGATGTAGCGCTGGTACTCTCGCATGTAGTCTTCGAGGTACGGACCTACAGCGTTCTTGAGCGCGCCAGACTCAATGCCCAGGCGTGCGCCTGAGTACTTGCGGCACGCTAGCACGATCTGCAGGGCGGTCTCGCGGACGTCCCAGCGTCCATGCACAATGTCCAGTACGTTCCAGTGGTCAGGCGTCACGTACGTAGTACAGATAGCCGTCTCGTCGGTACGCAGTATCTTGTTGCCGGCTTCCTTCGAGAAGCCAGCCAAGTCTACCGTAATGTAGATGCTGCCCTCGTTAAAGCGGCCGATGCCAGGTATGATCGGGAACCATTCGGCTTTTAGGACCTTCTGGCCTCCGCTGATGAAGCTGGCCTCGATTTCCTGCTTGATGACTTCGCGGCTCTTGTTGCCGCCAGTCAGCATGCGCTTCTTTTCCTTTTCGCTTAGAAAAGGATTGTCGAATGACTGGAAGTGAAACGCCTCCCAATCTGCCCAATTGCTGTTATCGCCAGTCTGCCCGTTGATAGGCTTCTCTAGCGCACCCATAAACAGCTTGTAGAAGTGGTTTTTGCCCTTCGGCGTTCCGATGAATAGGGCGGAACCTTCGACGTCGATGAGCGCAGGGTCGATAATCTCTTCCCATACGTTCGCCTTCATGTCGGCGTACTCGTCGAGTACGACATACGACAGCGCGATACCTCGCAGACTGTCTGGGTTGTCCGCACCCTTAATGTAGATGCGGCGACCACCTACGACTTCGATCCAGCCGTCGTTGGTGTTTTCGTTTACGATGTAGCCGCCACGCGAGGCGTATCCTAGGATCGCTCGCAGCTTGGGCCACATGACGCGCTTCGCCTGGTCAAAGGTTGGCGCGATGTAGTACACGCCGTGCTCCGGCGTGAGTGAGTAGCCGGCTTCGTTGCGGTTGCGCATGGCCTCAATGCCAAGCACAACGGCGGCGTAGTGACTCTTACCGAAGCGGCGACCGGCCGCTACTACCTTGAATCTGGCGGGGCTGTTGTACACAGCCGCCTGCCCAGGATGCAGGCTAATCTCGAACGTACGGGCTGTCATTTAGCTCCCCTAAACGACAAGACACGACTAACAGCCTAGTAGCCGTTAGCCGCGTCTGTGCTCTGCCGCTGTCGGCCGCTGCTCATGTCGTTGATTTCCTGCTCCAAGCGTCGCTGGCGCTGCCGCACAGCGCGGGGCGCGGTAGCGTCAATGATAGCGTTGCCCGCGTCCTTGAGTGCCCCTGTGATGCCAGGGGACACTTCTCGACGGTAGCGCGGCTTTGGCTTGTCAGCCATTAGGTGCTACCCTTGGGGCGCGACGTTGTCTGGTTGTCGGACTGGCCGGTCTTGCCTAGGAAGGCGGGCGGCTGGTGGAGACGGCCAGAAGGAGCCTTGCCTACGACGTTACCGCCTGACGAGTCCTGTGTGCGCGTCTGGTTGCTTGGTACTGCGCCTGTTGACATTTACTTAACCTCTGTGAATTCGGCCTCTTCGGCCTCAATGATTGACGGCTGTTTGCCGGCTGCAAACGTGGCGTTCTTGATGACGATTGTCACGCCTCCCTCCCCACTGTCGACTTCGTCCGAGTCGCGTGCGTTCGAGACGCACTTATCGAGCAGCAGCTTGGCGGCAGGGACGCTCCCCTCTTCCGCAAGCTCTACGAGCTTGTCTACGATCCGTGTGATCTTGCCGACCGTCATGCTCTGACGTACGGCGAGTTCCAGTTCCTGCTTGTGGGCAGTAATGGCGTTCTTAACGCCCTTCCCTCGGCCGTGCGGGTTACCCGACACGCCTTGCACGAACTGCCCAGCCTCGTTACGCACAGCCGGGCGGGGTGCCTCTACGGCTGCAGCCTGTGCGGCTTTCGCAGCCTTTGAATTACGCGCCAACGTAGTACGACACGTTCACGCGGCTTAGAACCGCCGCGCCCGCAGCAGCCGCCACGATTGTTGTGGCGGTGTTGGCTGCAAGAGACTTGAGCGGTGCGGTAGGCCTGTAGTTTACGTCTCGTTCCGTTCCGCCCGCGATAATGTTGTTGCCAACAGACCACGCAGGGGAGCCAGGAAGGTTAGTCGACGTGTGGATCAGCGTGGCCGTACCAGCTAGCGCGGCTGTGGCGTTTCGCGTGATTTCGATAGACGTGATGTAGTGAAACAGGCTAGGGCCGGCTGCTGGCAGCGTAGCTGTTACGGCAGTGTTGGCCGCACCTGTAGCTGTAACGTGAAGCGTGGCAGGAATCTGGCGTCCGTAGAGGATCTTGTCCGCGACTGTTGCGCGGCTAGAAACCGTGATGTTGCCAGACGTGTAAGCCGAGACACGAAGGCGGACGCGGCGCAGGCCTGCGCAGTCTACCGTGTAGTACCCGGAGTGCGTAGTTGCTACTACAACCTGCCCGACGTACTGTTCGGCTACCGCTGCAGCGGCCAGCAGCTGGAAGTTGGCCCACATCGGAATGGCAAAGTAGTTGGTACCGTCGACGGTACCTTCCGCCACGTACGTAAGCGCGCCGGCAGCTGTACGAACGTCAAACGCGGCAGTGAGCTTGCCCTGTACGTCCATCAAGGTTTCGGCGTTCAGCGCACCTAGAACCGCGCTGATCGGGCGGCCGTCGGTGACCGTTTCGCCCGTTATCGTGTCAATCGACCCTACAAAGGGATTACCACGCGGGTCAATAAGTACAGCCATTATGCAGTTACCAGGTAGTTAATTTTGATCGCGCCACCCATCGGCTGGCGGTCGTTTGTGGGCGTTACTAGCAGGCGGAACGAGCCTGTTGCGGGAATGGCCGAAAACACGACAGGCTCTTCCGGCGTATTCTCGTCAGAGTCGAGAACTGTGCCCCAGCCAATGACGATCTTCGACGTTGCCGTTACGGCGGCGTCCGTCACTGTCACTTCGCGTGTGCCAAACCCGTACGGTAGCGTTGCGGTTACAGCAGTAAGGGATGCGCCGCCTCCGCCACCACCAGGAGGCGCGGCAAACGTGCCGTCCGCTCTCAAGAAGTTGGTAGTTCCACCACCGGAAGGAGGCACAAGGCCTGCCTCAGATGACGTGAACAGCGGCAGGGTTACGTCTGTGCCTGTGTCGCTAGCCAGCACACGCGTCGCGGCTGTGTACGTCAGGTTAGTGATACCAGGAGGTAGAGCCCACGCGCCGTCAGCGCGCAGGAAGTTTGACGTACCGCCTCCTGTAGCTGGCGCAAGCCCGGCGTTGGCGCTGCTTACCAGTGGTAGCGTGACGTCCGCGCCAGTGTCGCTCTCAAGGAGGCGAGTGGCTGCGACGTAGCTCAGGTTGGTAGGGGCTCCACCACCGCCTGACGTCAGAAAGAACAAGCCCGACATTAGTAGGCCGGCTCGACAGTGTACGCTAGCATACCGTTTAGGTCGCTTGCAGTGGCGTTGTTAAGCACCAAAGCCTCGCCTGGCAGCGTGGTAAACCACGGAGCCTGCCCTACGTCCAGCACAAACGCGGCACCTGACGGAATGGGCAGGTTGCCTGATAGCGAGTTGGCAGCACCAGACTTCCAGCGGAATTCGGTAGCAACAGTTGCTACGACGAACACGCGCCACATCTTGATGACCTTGCCCGCTTCCGCAGGCACAAGCGTGAAATCACCCGATCCGGTCGTGTCGATAGGCACGCCGACGAGTGGGTACGTTGTGTCTCCGTATGTAACCGCAGTAGGAAGCCCCATTAGGCAAGCCGATACGGCTTAACCGCGTCGCGCAGGGCCTGGCGCTGCTCCTTGAGCATTCGCGCAGCCTTGGCAGCTGGCGACTTCTCGCGCTGCCGGTTAATCAACCACTGGACGCCTAGCGTCGTGGCGACAGTTACAACTACGAGCGTTGCCGCAGCAAGAACGTCAAACATGCGGTACTACCTATTAGTGGAGCGGAATACGGGAATCGAACCCGTCTATGCCTCGTTGGCAACGATGCCGGTCGCCTTGACCAACTCCGCGAATTGGCTGTCACGCTAGGAATCGAACCTAGCTCGCATCCGTTAACAGCGGAGCCGCACACCTTGTGCGTTCATGACAATAAGATGGATGATCCTCTACGACTCGCACGTAGATTCCCAGGGTCAAAGCCTGGCGTCCTACTATTAGACGAAGGATCAAAAGTGGTACCCTGTGTCAGGATCGAACTGACTCATGCAGCCTTGTAAGAGCCGCTGCCGTCCAACGGCCAAGGCATACAGCATTTAGTGCGTATTTCAAAAATACGTACTACACTGCGTAATGGAGCGGATAGAGGGAATCGAACCCTCTCTGCACAGGGTGGAAACCTGGCGGCACGCCTCGTGCGTACCCGCGACAAGTGGCGGATGGCTGTGTACTCGAAACACAGACCCCGAAGGGTCCAGTTCGGTTAGCAACCGGCTCCCAGCCCTGCTGGGTTAGCCATCCATGATTGGTGCCGCCTGCCTCGACTTGCACGGGCCGTCTGCCGCTTACAAGGCGGCTGCATCGCTATCAATGCTTAGGGGGCGAAAGTGGTACCAGAGTCAGGAACTGCCCCTGCATCCCTCGGTTATCAGCCGAGCGCTCTTCTACTTGAGCTACACTGGTGTTGAATTGGTCAGCCCGGCAGGACTCGAACCTGCATGTACCTGGTTCCAAGCCAGGACGATTGCCCTTTCTCGTAACAGGCTGATGGCGGGCATTTAACGCATGCCCATGCGCAGGGATATTACGCCACACCTGCCCGGGCGATTGGAGCATGTAGGGGCGCTGCCTGGGGCAAGCGACTCGTCTCGCAATTCAAAGTCCCGATTAGCGCCTCGTGACTACGGCGGACCTCGGGCGTTGGTTGGGCTTTCGCCTGACTCGGCCCTAGTTTGGTAGCGGAAGCTGGTAACGATCCAGCCTTGGCCGGGTTATGAGCCCGGAGCGAATCCATCTTCGCACATTCCGCTATAAAGTGGTCGACATGGTAGGAGTTGCACCTACAAGCCCCTAGGTTTGAGCTAGGGAGGTCTGCTATTCCCATCACACGTCGAAATTGGTACCCTGCACAGGAGTTGCACCTGTACGACTTGCGTCGCTGCGTTCTAAGCGCAGTGTGTCTGCTGTTCCACCAGCAGGGCATAAAGTGGACACGCAGACAGGGGTCGGACCTGCATGACTGGGGTTGCAATCCAGTGCCTAGCCATTCGGCCACTGCGTGATATTCATTAACTGGTGAAAGACCCGGCCCTGATGCGCATATCCGCCCTGCGGTAGAGGCGTGGCCGGGTGTGTTTCTGGTGGACCGTGTGAGACTCGAACTCACCAAGCTGCAATTTTGCAAGGATTGCCTGGGTGCCCTGCCCACAGCCCGTAATTGGCACACCGTATCGGTGTCGATCCGATCTATTGTGGGTTGAAAGCCCACATGCGTCACCGGACGCAACGGTGCATAGTCTGGTTGGCCCTGTCGGAATCGAACCGACATCACTTCGCTTAAAAGGCGAGTCTCTGTCCCGCTGAGTTAAGGGCCTACATTGGCGATTCGTACGAGAATTGAACTCGTCTCAGAAAGTAGACAGCTTTCCTGCGACACCAGTCGCATCACGAACCATTGTCTGGTCGTCCTGCTCGGACTCGCACCGAGACTGCCCGCTAATCTGGCGGAATACGGCTTATAAGTCCGTCCGTGCTGCTTTACACCACAGGACTAAATTGGTCGGCCCACTGAGTCTCGCACTCAGACATCACTGGGTAAGAGCCAGGTAGGCTGTCTAGTAACCTCCTGGGCCGAATATTGGTGCAGCCTCTAGGTATCGCACCTAGCTTTGCTGGTTTTCAGCCAGCCGCTAATCTGTCTCAGCTAAAGCCGCGAATTGGCACCCACTGTAGGAGTCGAGCCTACGCAGTCGACGTTCGTAGCGTCGCTCCCGAATTCCCTCGGGCAATGGGCATAAATGGCACGCCTAGTAGGATTCAAACCCACGCACTGAGGGGTAGAAGCCCTCTGCTCTGTTCTCTGAGCTATAGGCGTAAAATGGCGGGCCGGAAGCATGCTGGCTAACGCTTTCTGCTGCCCTCGCAGCAGTCCGGGACTAACTCCCGGAAGGCCCAAAATGGCGGATGGCTGATAGAATCGAACTCCAAGCCCCGGAGGACTCCATCGGTTTTCAAGACCGTGGCAGGCCCAGCCTGCATAACCATCCAGAAGACGTACGGTTCTTTTAGTGACCACGGCCCCGTAGGACAATGGAGGGCGAACCGAAAAGCCTGCGCTTGGATGATCCGGCAGGGATCGAACCTGCGTGGGCGACGTTCAGAGCGTCACTGGGATACCAGCAACCCACAGATCAATAGTAGCACTGAGTTGGCAGATTGTCAAGGACTCGAACCTTGCTGCAGAGATTTGGAGGCTCCGCTGCTCCCTGAGCACAACCCATTGTTTGGTGCATCGTCTTGGAGTCGAACCAAGCAGGCCATAAGGCACCAGATTTACAGCCTGGTCAGGGTCCGTCCCTGGCTAACGACACGAAATTTGGGGTGATCGCTGGGTTTTGCTCCCAGTAGGATCGGGTCACGGCCGATGCTGCGTACTAACACCCGACCACCGCAGAAACTGAACTCTAGCACGCCTGGGCGTGCATGTCAAGCCCCGGTTACGGGCGGATCACCGACAGGTAGCTGGGGTAAACACCAGCATCCTTGTACTGATCCTTGTAGGGCTGGTCCCACATAGCGGTCCCGCCGACACTGCTGCCAGCACGGACATCGCGCACAGGCTTAGCGTCACCGCGACCTGTCGCATTGGGATCGCCAGCCTTGCTGTTGTCATCGTCGGTTCTCTGATCGGCCATTTGGTTCGTCCCCCCGGCAGTAGCCGGGTCTCAAGTTAGACTCGGGGTCGCGGGACCCCGTAAGCGTTGCGCTTCGCAAGTTGGTATAGCTGGTCGGCGTAGGACAGAATAGCTGCTAGCTCGTCTGCTGGGGGCCGCGTAGCGAAAGCCCCCATCCGGGACTGCTCGAACTTGCCATCGGCGTTAGGCTTTTCCGCCTTGGCGTAGACAGCAAACTGGTTACCCGCAGTGTTGGGCTGAACCTCGAACCTCATGGCCTCTCCTGCCGTAAAGGGTTTCCTTGCATCCTTCCCAAAGGGAAGGGCAGAATGAGACAGCAAAGCTGTCAAAATGCATGATATTACATAAATTTCATGTAATATTATTCTAATCTCTTACTCTGTTATCGAGTAAAAGCTACGTTTTGTCACACAAAACGTAAAAAATAATTCGTGATTTAAGCTAAGTGACTGATTTTTAACAGAATACGCAGCTACGCTGCTCTGTGTCACGAGACTTAGCCATAAACCACGAAAACTCGTGGTCTCTTACTCGGTTATCAGTACTTTTCATCGTTTTGTTACACTTCTGACAGAATATCGTCCTGCGGACGCTAGATACGGCCTACGGCCTCGTAGGGGATACCATCCCCTACATCCCCTTCCTACTTTAGTCAGCCAATAGAGCCTCGTAGTTCGCTTCGCAGCTACCTGGACTAGCGTCCAGCTGCTTGCGAACAGGTAAAACCGATCATTTTCACTTTTTCACTTGTGAAACAATGACATACTGTTGCTTTTTAGCAACAGCAAACCCTGTACTTTCCAGTTTTTCACTTCTCGCGTGTGAGCTCACCTGGAGCAAAATCAATGTTCCCAATTAGGAGGATACCCCCTATGTTACCATAACCTGGCTCGATTATGTTCAATGCACCAGAATGGTGCATGATTATGTCAAATGCACCGAATTGGTGCATAGATTATGCTCGTGTCCATTATGTCAAATGAACATAACAGGCAATGCATTATGTTAATGCACCAAAATGGTGCGAGTCTATGTGACATCTTCATATACGTCATAACCCGCATCCTAGTCATGCATTATGGCACATAGCACGGGGTATGCATAGCATGGTGCGTTGCACAACATGGTGCATTGCGTCATGGCATGGCGTATGCATGGGTATGCAATGTCTGTGCCATGCCTTGCGGCATGGGTATTGCTAGGCAATTAGCATGCCATCCGCTACGTGGTCATGCTGTGCGATGCATGCTTGACAGCATGCCGGACCATAAGAGAATGCACGCACGGTCAATTCGGCCGGGTAGTGAGTAGCCCCACAATGAGCATACCTAGCAACGCATTGCGCGACGCGGTCGCGCTGTTTGACGAATGCCGCACCTTTGGGCTGTCAGAGCGCAGCGCACGCGAGCAAGCGATCACGCAGTACGCCAAGGATGCGAGCCTGTCACGGATTACAGCGGGCCTTGCTATCGACGCTGCGCTAGCGCGTCGTCACATGACTGCCGAATGGCTCGCGAGTGGGCCGGCGTGACCCGCGTGTCACTGGTGCCGGGCTACATTGCGTTAGTGAGCCTGTCAGGCTTGCTAGCGTTGTCCGTTTGTTTCTACATCACACGGTAAGAGGATCGAAGCATGTTTAGTCAGGAACACATAGCCGCTATGCATTCATTCGTAGAGCATGGCGGTACTAGCAGTTACGTACGCACGCAACTGCGGTTCGCATGGTCATGCGCGCAACTCGTGGACGCATTGCGCGATGCAAACCCAGATTGCGCGGCATTGTCTGATCCGCTGTCGGACGACTTTGCCGCGCTGTTTGATAACGAGACTGACGCGCCGACTGCGCTACTGCGGTCGCTCGTTATTCCGCAGTTCATCCGGGAGCGGGCGCTGTCGGATCACGATGACACGGACTCGCACTTGTTGATACTGCGCGCATTGGCGACGCGCAAGGCCGCACGCTCTGACGCGCGCCAATGGGTAAACGGAGCGCGCGTTAGCGAGGCCGTAGAATCGACTGCCGTACGCCGCTGCGCTGTCGCGCACGGCATGCTCGCGGCGCAATGGCTCGACGCTAACTACGCTGACAGCGTCACGGCGTGCAGTGACTGCGGATCAATGCACTATTCGCTTGCTGGCGGCGACGAACGCGCGCACGACATTGGCGACCCGCTGAGCCTCCGCAGGGTAGAGCCTCCGCACGCTATACCGACGGTCATTTGTCGGCATTGCGATAACAACTACATAAACTTGATTACTGGCGAACGTATCCGGCTCGCGCCCGCGCACCACGTGCGCGCACAGGATACAGGCCGGTATGCTCGCAATGGGTATGCGCGTAACCATTGGCACATGGACACTCGCGGACACCTGTACGAAACGGAAACCGCACGGGATCACGCCGAAGAAGACTACCGGGCGGAAATGGATTCGGACGACTACGGCGGCGACAGCGTCGTGCTGGACTACAACGCAAACCCGTTTGACTATTTCAAATGGCACAAGGCGAACGCACACGATGCGCTAGTGATGGGCGTAGAACTTGAGATGGAATCCGTTGACCAAAACGAGGATCAAGTACGGGAGATTATCGACGCACTAGGCGGTAACGTCTGCGACAACGCGATATTGAAGCATGACGGATCGCTGGATTATGGCGTAGAACTTTGTACTATGCCGTTTACGCTTGACCAACATCGCAAAGAGTTTAACTGGCAGCGACTCACGGCCGTGCACCGTCTCGCGATGTCTGGCACAGGTACTAACAATTGCGGTATGCATGTTCATGTAAACCGCAGCGCGCTAACGGCGCTACAACTCGGCAAAATGCTCGTGTTTATGAATTCGCCCGAACTGCGCACGCTCATAACCGCAGTCGCGCAGCGTCAGGAAAACTCGTATTGCAAGCGCAAGACAAAGAAACTTAGCGACGGCAAATACTTTAGCGACGACAGGTACGATATTCTGAACGTCGGCGTTCGCCGTCCGACAGCGGAATTCCGCTTGTTTAAAGGCAATTTGCGCCCCGAGCGAGTGTTGAAAAATCTTGAATTCGTCCATGCCGTTTGCGTGTACTGCCGCGACGTAAGCATGCGTGACGTTGAGTCGTGGGCTAACTTCTCGCGCTGGCTGATCGCCAAACGTGGGCAATATCCGCAGCTGGTGCGGTTTCTTGCGGAGCGTGGCGTCTTCGGGTTTCGCCAATTGCAAGCCAAGGTACTGCGACGCCAGGGCGAACCGCTGGCCGTGCTGACCGACGCCTAATCTGTTTTCACTTCATCGAATAGGAATTTACACCATGTGTTTGATCGCTTACTCACCTACCGGACGCGCAATCCCTGCCGACGTCTTCGAATCCGCCGTTACGCAGAATGAGGATGGCATCGGCGTCATGTCGCTAGACGGCGTCGCGAAGTTCATCGGCCGCAAGTTCAAAAAGCGTGCAAAACGGTACCTGCGTTCGCTGGCGGATGCAGGCCAGCCATACGGCGTACACTGGCGTTACGCTACGCACGGCCGTATCAGCCGCCGCAATACACATCCGCATTTTGTGCCGTCATCCGACGCGGTCGTGATGCACAACGGTGTACTGTCGCTTACCGCTGCGGAAGCTACAGAGGAACTGTCAGACACTGCGCTCTTTTGTGAGCAATACTTGCCATCTGCGCCGGACCATTCCGACAGCGGCTACTACGATTACTGGCGCAAGGTCGCTGACATGATCGGGTACGGTAACAAGTTCCTAGTCATGCACGCGGATACCGGCCGGTTTACGCTCGTTAACGAGGATGCCGGCGAATGGATAGACGGCCTGTGGTACTCCAATACCTACAGCCTGCCGGACTATATGGACCGATGGTCTAACCCGTACTACGGGTCGCGCAAGTTCGGTTACGGCGAAACGTGCGCAGCTACGCCAGTAGCCGCGCCATCGGCGCAAGTTTTCGTCGGCGCGGATGGCCGTCTCCATCGCGTCACTGATACCAGTATCGAA